TTTGCATCTCAAGCAAGAATAGAAGAAGTAAGAACAGATCAAATAGAAATGCAAACCTATGCTCAAGAAAGAGTAGCATTATATGATCATGATAAGAAACTACAAGAAGGTGCTAGTGGTTGGGTTAAGAATTTAAGTGCTTCTGTAAGACCTGTTGTGACCTATATGTTTGTGTTCTTATTATTGTTTACTGATATAGCAGGTATGATATGGGCTATTAAAACAGGTGTTGACTTTGAAATAGCATTAGGTTTAGTATTCTCAGATGAAGAGATGGCAATCGTAGCTTCTATCATAGGCTTCTGGTTTGGATCTAGGCACTGGGATAAGAAGAAGTGATCACAGGTGAACTTGGGATCAAACTTATTAAGCAATTTGAAGGCTGTCATTTCAATCCTTATCTTTGTCCTGCTTTACTTTGGACTGTGGGGTATGGTCACGTTCTCTATCCTGAACAGGCTACCCTCCCTTTAGCAAGACGAAAGGAAATAAGACTTGATCCAAAAGATAACAGAGTATGGAGCCAAGAGGAGGTTGATGATTTACTTAAGAAAGATCTTAAGAGATTTGAGTTGGGAGTTTCTCGTTATATCACTGTTCCTCTTAAGCAGTGTGAATTTGATGCACTTGTATCATTTGCATTTAACCTAGGAAATGGGACTTTACAAAGAAGTAGTGTTCGTTCTAAGTTAAATCGAGGAGAGAAGGAAGAAGCGATGGACACTCTTCTAAAGTATTGTAGAGCAGGTGGTAAAGTTCTACGAGGCTTAGAAAGAAGACGAGCAGCAGAAGTTAATTTGTTTTTCATGGAGAGTAAATAATGCCACTAAAGAAAGGTAAATCACAAAAGACTATTTCTGAGAATATTAAAAAAGAGATGAAATCAGGTAAACCACAGAAACAAGCTATTGCTATTGCATTAAGCAAAGCAGGTAAATCTAAGAAGAAGAAGTAATATGGCTAAAGATCCTAGACTAGAAAGAGCAGGAGTATCAGGTTATAACAAACCTAAACGTACTCCAGGTCATCCTACTAAGTCACATGTTGTTGTTGCTAAGTCAGGAGATCAAGTAAAACTTATACGCTTTGGTCAACAAGGTAAACAAGGAGCAGGAGCTAATCCTAAGACTGCTTCTGAGAAAGCAAGACAGAAGTCATTTAAAGCTCGTCATGCTAAGAATATAGCTAGAGGTAAGATGTCAGCAGCGTACTGGGCTGACAAAGTTAAGTGGTAGAAGACTCACCCTGTAATGGGGTGTGTCGAATGAAAGGTACTCGATGTATATCATGTCATCGCACCTTTGAAGATTTAAGTCAATGGTTGTACCTTACTCGTGAAGAACGTTTAAACAGAATGGAGCAGATTAAAAATGAGCTTAGTAGAAAACATAAACAAAAGAAAGAAAGCAGGAACTAGCAGAAGTAAAAAGAAATCTACTATAAGTGCTAAAGCTTATAAAGATATGCAGAATAACTGGGGCAAAAAGAAGAAGAAAGCTTAAATGTCAAAAGCTAGTATAGATCAAATAAGAGAAGCAGCAGAAGCTGATCTCTTAACGTTTATTAAGTTAGTAGCTCCTCACTTAATGTTAGGTGCTATTCACGAAGAATTAATACAATGGTGGCAACGTCAAGATGCTAAACAAAACCAATTAGTATTACTTCCTCGAGGACACATGAAGTCTAAGTTGATTGCTTATAGAACTGCATGGTGGATTACAAAGCATCCTGAAACAACTATACTCTATGTTTCTGCTACTGCTGACTTAGCTGAAAAACAACTATATGCAATTAAGCAGATTCTAGATAATCCAATCTACAGACGTTACTGGTCAGACATGATACACCCAGAAGAAGGTAAACGTGAAAAGTGGGCAGTTGCTGAGATTGCTGTAGACCATCCACAAAGAAAACTAGAAGGAATTAGAGATGCTACTTGTAAGGCAGTTGGACTTACTTCAAATACTACTGGCTTCCACGCTGATGTCGTTGTTCTTGATGACATTGTTGTGCCTGGTAACGCTTATACTGAAGATGGAAGAGACAAAGTATCAGCAGCTTATAGTCAACTGGCTTCCATTGAAAATCCTGGTGCTTATGAGTGGGTTGTTGGTACTCGTTATCACCCCAGAGATATTTATGATACTATGATTAACATGAAAGAAACTCTTTATGATGATGAGGGAGAGTTAGTATCAGAAGATCCAGTCTATGAATTATTCCAAAGAGTTGTAGAAACCAATGGTGAGTTTTTATGGGCTAAAAGAACAAGAGCAGATGGTAAAGCTTTTGGATTTGATGCTAAAGAACTAGCACGAATCAAAGCTAAGTATGTAGATAATACTCAGTTCTATGCTCAATATTATAACAATCCAAATAGTAATGAGACAGCTCGTATCAATGCAGATAACTTTCAATATTATGATAGAAATGTTCTACAAAATAAAGAAGGTGATTGGTACATGCGAGATCGTAAACTTAATGTGTATGCAGCAATCGACTTTGCGTTCTCATTAAGGAAGAAAGCTGACTATACAGCGTTAGTTGTTGTAGGAGTAGATCATCAAGGGAACTTCTATGTTTTAGACATAGATCGATTTAAAACAGAACGTATTGTAGATTATTATAATCACATTCTTACAGCATGGCAGAAGTGGGGCTTTAGAAAACTTAGAGCTGAAACCACAGTAGCTCAACAAACGATTGTTAAAGAGCTAAAAGAAAGTTACTTAAAGCCTAATGGTATACCTCTTTCTATTGAAGAGTTTAGACCTACTAGACATTTAGGTGACAAAGAAGAACGTGTAGGTGCAGTGCTTGAACCTAAGTATGACAACTTACAAGTATGGCATTATAAAGGTGGTAATTGTCAATCATTAGAAGAAGAATTAGTCATGACTCATCCACCTCATGACGACATAAAGGATGCTCTATCAAATGCTATAGCTATAGCTGTGATTCCTAAACAGCGAGTAGGAGCTTTTAGTGTAGGTAGAAATATAGTAACACACTCACGCTTCGGTGGTGTATCTTATTAATAAGGAATAACTATGGCAGGTAAAGTAGCAGAAATCAAAAGGTTATTAGAAGGAGATAGTTTAGCTACACAGCTTTCTCATCTTTACAATAACTGGTGGATTCAAAGACAAGACAAAGAAGAAGAGTGGAGAGAGTTAAGAAACTATCTATTTGCAACTGATACAACTAAAACAACTAACTCTAAACTTCCTTGGAAAAACAAAACAACACTTCCTAAACTAACTCAGATTAGAGACAATCTTCATGCTAACTACATGGATGCTTTATTTCCTAATGACAACTGGATGAAGTGGGAAGGTTATAACTTAGAAGATTCTACTAAGAAAAAACGTAGAGCTATTGAGTCTTATCTTAAAACTAAACTAAAAGAATCAGGCTTTAGAGAAACAGTATCACAATTAGTATATGATTACATTGACTATGGTAACTCTTTTGCTGAAGTAACGTATGTAAATGAAGAGCATACTGATCCTACATCAGGTGATGTTATTACTACTTATCGTGGTCCTAGATTACTAAGACTTTCTCCTTTTGATGTTATCTTTAATCCTACGGCTGTTTCTTTTGCAGAGTCTCCTAAGTTTACTCGTTATATAAAAACAGTAGGTGAATTACAGAAAGATCTTAAATATAGACAAGATCTTAACTATGATGAAGATGCTGTTCAAAGAGCTATGGAAATTCGTAAGAGTATTTCTTCATTTAGACAAGAAGATGTTAATAAAGCAGAAGCCTATCACATTGATGGTTTTGGATCTTTACAAGAATATTATCAATCAGGCTTAGTAGAAATACTAGAGTTTGAAGGTGACATTTATGATCAACAAGAAGGTGAACTTTTAGAACGTAAATTAATTACTATTATGGATCGTTCTATAATTATTCGTAATATGGATAATCCTTCTTACTTAGGTAAAGATAATAAACATCATGTAGGTTGGAGAAAACGTCCAGACAACTTATATGCTATGGGTCCTTTAGATAATCTAGTTGGTATGCAGTATCGAGTAGATCATTTAGAGAACTTAAAAGCTGATGCACTAGACTTAACTATACATCCACCGATTGCAATTAAAGGTGATGTAGAACCATTTGAATGGGGTCCTGAAGCTACAATTCATATTCCTGAAGATGGTGATGTAAGTATGATGCCTCCTAACCCTGCTGCTTTTCAAGTTAATAATGAAATAGCTGCTATATTAGCTATTATGGAAGAAATGGCAGGAGCACCTAAAGAAGCTATGGGCTTTAGAACTCCAGGTGAAAAAACAGCATTTGAAGTACAACAACTACAAAATGCTGCAGGCAGAATATTCCAACATAAAATTAACCAATTCGAGGTTGAGTTCTTAGAACCAATCTTAAATACCATGTTAGAAGTTTCTAAACGTAACATGGACATTGTCGAGGTTTCTCGTGTAATGGATGATGATCTTGGTGTTGCCGACTTCTTATCTATTACTAAAGAGGATATTACAGCTAAAGGTAAGCTCCGTCCTATCGGTGCTCGTCACTATGCTGCAAGAGCTCAACTTGTACAGAATATGATTGGTGTCTTTAATAGTCCTATGGGACAACTTATATCTCCTCATATCTCAGCTAAACGTTTAGCTAATATGATTGAAGAGTATATGGGCTTTGAACAATATGAATTTATTAAAGATAACGCTGCTGTATTTGAACAAGCTGAGACTCAACAATTAGTTAATCAAGTTCAACAAACATTACGAGCTCAACAGGCAGAACCTGGTTTAGAAGAAGCTCAAATGGGAGATCAAGTGGCAGCCCTACAAGAAGGGCAAACCCCACAAGAACCTCAAGTTTAACTTGACTTTTTAAACAATTTATGGTATACTATTATATATGGATCTAAAATCAGATAAAGCTAAGTCGCTTACTAAAGATCAAGTATTTAGAGAGATAAAAGATTATCTAACAGAACAGATTGAGTTGTCAAGACGTAAATCTATAGATGAAGATAATTTCTCTTTACCTTCATGGTCTGAATATCAAGCATTCCAACTTGGCTTTCAAAAAGCTTTTACTAAACTATATAATCTTATTCCTGACCAAGGAGAAAAATAATGGCTGAAGATAATAATAATACACAACAAGTTTCTGAGTCGACTACCCAAGAGGCTCAACAAGCAGATACTTCTACCCCGAAGTTTGAGATTCCGACAGAAGCTCTAGACTTTGTAGGAGAAGGTAAGAAATACAAATCAGCAGAAGATGCGTTAAAGTCAGTTCCTCATGCACAAGAGCATATCAAAACCCTAGAGGATGAGATGGCTCAGTTGAAGGAAGAACTAACAAAACGTAAAACTACTGAAGAGTTATTAGATGAATTAAAGTCTGGCATTCAACCAACAGAGGCTACCCCTCAAGGTGTTGAACTTGATCAAGATAGAATAATGCAGTTAGTTAATCAAACTCTTGAGCAAAAAGAAAAGCAATCTAAAGCTAAGCAAAATGCACAAACAGTAGCTAATAAGTTTACTGAACAGTATGGAGCTCAAGCTGAATCTGCTTATACTCAAATTGCTAAAGATGCAGGACTAACTGTAGAACAACTTAATAACTTAGCTGCAACATCTCCTAATGTTGTTATGAAGCTTGCAGGATTTGAAACTAAATCTACACCAGTAGGTAAACCTTCAAGTTCTATTAATACACAAGCTTTAGGATCAACAAAGCCAACTGAGCTTTCAGCTAGAGTACCTAAAGGTGCTTCTACTAAAGACATGTTAGCTGCTTGGAAAAATGCAGGTGAGAAAATTAAATCTCAATTATAATAAGGAAATATTATGTCACAATTAACTAGCAATACTACAGCTTTTATTGAAGCTCAACAGTATTCACAGTTTATTCTTGAGAACTTACACGACTATCTATTGCCAG